AGACTTCGTTTGGTCTTATCATGGCGTCAGCTTATTTGAAAAAATATTCTGATGCTGTCCTTCTCTTCTATGATTCAGAGTTTGGTTCGCCACAGTCATACTTCAAGCAATTTGAAATTGACACTAGTCGTGTACTACACACTCCGATTACAAACGTAGAAGAACTTAAGTTTGACATCATTGGCCAGATGGAAGGTTTGGATCGTGATGATAAGGTTGTTATTGTAATTGATTCAGTCGGTAACTTAGCATCAAAGAAAGAATTGGAAGATGCTATTAATGAAAAGTCTGTTGCCGATATGTCTCGCGCTAAAGCACTCAAAGGTTTGTTCAGAATGTGTACACCATATTTGAATATGAAGAACATCCCGTTGATTGCAGTCAATCATACTTATCAAGAAATTGGCCTGTTCCCGAAAGCAATTGTTTCGGGTGGTACTGGTATCTATTATTCAGCTGACAATATCTGGATTCTAGGTCGTAGGCAGAATAAAAAAGGTACCGAAGTAACTGGTTATGATTTCGTGATTAACGTGGAGAAATCACGCTATGTTAAAGAAAAGTCTAAGATTCCCATTAGTGTTAGCTGGGAAGGTGGAGTACAAAAGTATTCGGGTCTGCTTGATATTGCTATGCAAGGTCAATATGTCGCTAAGCCATCTAATGGTTGGTATTCGCGTGTTGACCGTGAGACTGGCGAACTATTCGAGTCAAAAGTACGAGAAGCAACAACCTTAGAAGAAGATTTCTGGAAACCAATCTTCGAAGAAACTGACTTTAAAGATTATTTAAAGCAAGCATATCAAATTGGTGGTAATGCTACAATCGAGGATTTTGAAGATGAGTGATAATCCAGAACCTCTGTTAAAAGAAAACGAGCATTATGAACTCATCATTGATGATGCTCATAAAAGATCTTGGGCTGTTCGTTTTCTAAAAGGTGATTTTGTTGAAACAATCATCATGATTCGTGCTATCAAAATTAATGAAAAAGATGAAAGCTTAGAATATAATTTTGATATTTTAAGCACACCTGATCCGGGATATGCTCGAAAAGACAGTGTAAAGTTGCAAGAAGAAGTTGGTCATGTCATTTATTCGATTATTGAAACAGGACTTCATGAAGGTTTTGTTCAACTGTCAGAGGATCCAGAGTGAATTTAAGAATTGAACAAACAATATTAAGAAATCTTCTTACTGAAGAAAAGTATATGCGGAAAGTTCTTCCGTTTATCAAACCAGAATATTTTGAGGGTCCATATCGAACACTCTTCAAAGAAGCTGGCAAATATGTTGCGAAGTATAATAAACTTCCAGCAAAAGAAGCTTTCCTTGTCGAGTTGAATGAGCACTCAAATCTAAGCAACGAACAATTTACTGCTGCAGTCGATATTGCACAGTCATTGTTCGATGGTGATGATGTCGATGAAACTTGGTTACTTGAGAACACTGAAAAGTGGTGCCAAGATCGCGCCATCTACAACGCAGTCATGGAATCAATTACGATTATTGACGGCAAACATGACACGTTGACAAAGAATGCACTTCCGGAGCTATTGACTAAAGCTCTGGGAGTTGCATTTGATACCAACGTTGGTCATGATTATATCGAAAATGTAGAGGAACGTTATGAATTCTACCACACAGAAGAAGATCGCATTCCATTCGATCTCGAATACTTCAACAAGATTACAAAAGGAGGCGTTCCAAACAAAACTCTTAATATCGCTCTCGCTGGCACTGGCGTTGGTAAATCTTTGTTTATGTGCCATGTTGCTGCTAGTGCTTTAGTAGATGGTGCAAACGTACTTTATATCACAATGGAAATGGCAGAAGAACGTATCGCCGAAAGAATTGATGCTAACTTACTCAATGTTCCTATCGATCAATTAGAAAATATGTCAAAAGATATGTTCACTACAAAGGTTGCAGATCTTGCTCGTAAGACTACGGGTCGGTTGATTGTAAAGGAATATCCTACTGGTAGTGCTCATTCTGGTCACTTCCGCGCATTATTAAATGAACTCAAACTCAAGAAACAATTTAAACCTGATATTATCTTTATTGATTATTTGAATATTTGTGCTTCATCACGAATGAAAGCAATGGGAGGATCGATCAATTCTTACACTTATATTAAGGCGATTGCAGAAGAGTTACGTGGTCTCGCGGTCGAATTCGATGTCCCTGTATTTAGTGCAACTCAGACTACACGTTCTGGCTATTCGAACTCGGATGTTGGCTTGGAAGATACGTCAGAATCCTTCGGTCTGCCGGCAACAGCGGACTTAATGTTTGCTTTGATTTCTACTGAAGAGCTTGAGCGTGATAGCCAGCTCATGGTCAAGCAATTGAAGAATCGTTATAATGATCCGACTATGCATAAAAGATTTGTTGTAGGTATTGATCGTGCTAAGATGAGATTATTTGATGTTGAAGAAAGTGAACAAACCTTAACCGATGATACACCAGTATTTGATAAATCAACTAGTGGTGAAAGAATGACAAAAGAAAAATTTGGAGACTTTAAACTGTGAACGTAAGACTTATTTCATATTCACAAACAGCGGAGAACTTGCATGTCGGTGAAAATATACAAGAACTCGTTGCGTATTGCGCCCGTGTATCGAACCCCTCGAACCAAAATAACGAAGAAACGTCCGAACGTTTACTATCCTATCTCGCAAAGCACAAGCACTGGTCGCCTTTCGAGATGGTGTCTGCTTGCTTAGAGATTGAAACAACTCGTGATATTGCTAGGCAGATATTACGCCATCGTTCATTCTCATTTCAGGAGTTTAGTCAGCGATATGCAGATCCTGCTGAGTTTGAAAATCAGTTTGTAATTCGAGAAGCTCGAAAACAAGATCTAAAGAACAGACAGAATTCAATTGAATTAGGTGAGAATAGCTGCCTTCATGAAGAGTGGAGAATTAGACAAGAAAGAGTTATTGCTGTTGCAAAAGAAGCTTATGAATGGGCTATAAAGTATGGTATCGCAAAAGAACAAGCTCGAGCAGTTCTTCCAGAAGGTAATACTGTGTCTAGATTATACATGAATGGCACAATCAGATCATGGATTCATTATATAGAATTAAGAAGCGACAATGGTACACAAAAAGAACATATGTTGATTGCTAAAGAAGTAGCAAAAGTGATTGCAGAAGTCTTTCCGTTAACAGAAAAATTCGTTTCAAACTAAAAAAAACGTAAGTGATTGATTTCCTTTAAAATAAAAATGCACTTTTTTGTTTACATTTGAATTTTTCTGTGGTATAATAGATCTATAAAATGGAAAAGGAACAAAATCATGATTAAGTTTGAATTTCAAAATCCAGATCATAATGATACCTGGAGATTTATTATTGACTTTTGTATGTCAAAGCCTGAAGACACTACTCCAGCAGCTTTGCAGTATATGTTGGCCAAAGAGCTCGGTATCGAAGCAAGCGAGACTGCTTGTGCATTAGCAGCAATTCGTTTCTAGGAGTTTTATAATGCTACACTTTGTTGGTTTTCGAAATGATAATGATTATATGGCTGCTGTTCGGGTTTTTGGTAAGCCTGATTTTGTCCATCTGACTCATGATCATCGTATGTACGGTGATGTTGATATGGATAACGATACTGTTGTCTTCTCACACAGAGCAGATCCTGATCGTGTTTCTCAATTTACTGATCAAGATCATATGAGGCATTGATGAAGAATCCAATTGCCAAATATCTGATGTGTGCATATGCCTATTATGTAGAGGATGATCCATTGATCTCTGATGCTGAGTTTGACGAATTAGCTCAGTATCTCCTCGATAATTGGGATGATGTAGACCATAGACATAAGTGGTATATTTCAAAGTCAGATCTCAAAGCTGGTACCTTTCTAGGTAACTATCCATCAATGGTAAAGGGAGCAGTCAAAAGTTATCGAAAAATAAATGCACTTTAGATGCATTTTATCCTTTACATTAAGTGAAAACTGTGGTATAATAGATCTATAAAATGGAAAAGGAACAAAATCATGGGACTTAAAGTTGAAATCCTAGAAGGTCAGGAATTTGCCTGTGAACATTATAATATTGGTCGTAACGAGTTTTGTACTCTTGCTTTCACACAGTTCAAAGCAATGTCTCCAGCCGCTCGTTCAGCAGTTGAAACATACGATCAAATTCAAAAAGATCTCAAAGAATATGAAAGGTACGTAGCAAATGGCGATTGAAAAACCTCGTTATCTAAATGATGCTTATATTGGAACTTTTGAACGTGATAATCCGGCTGACATGGAACAGCTGGACATGGTAAAGCACATGGTTTCACGCTTTAATTCTTGGCTTAAATTATCTGGCAACGATCAACGATATCGTGTTTGTTTGAAAGGTCGCAAGCCTTATAAGAAAATGAAAACACCAACCTCAAAAGGACCAGTGTCTTACACTTA